TACGATACCTCCTTTGCCATCAATGTAAGCATTCCTCCACGTTTATCTCCAAGCACGGATACAATTTCAAATTCCCGGTCACCGAATACAAGCCTCATAGCAGCAGTGATTCCTTCACGGTACCTGATATATATTTTCCATGTCACAGATGATATTTCCGTATTCATGGAAATATACTCACTACCGGATACCGGAACCATATCTGCCCATACGGTTGCTACTGTTTTCCATCCCTTATTAACAAAGCCATCCTTGTCTTTGCCAGATGAATACACTTTCAACTGTACTCGGTAACGCATTTTTCCAAGTTTCATCAAAACACCGCCTTCCGGATACCAAAGAGCAGTGCCTTTAACATTCCCACCAGTTCCACTTGTTTCGCATCCTCCCGATGCTCATACATAAACGCTACGGCATACAGTACGGCAATCCTTGTGGTTGCTGCATTTGCTTTCAGTTCTTCTTCATCAATTCGAGCAATATCCTGACACAGTGATTCTGCTGCCAGTATGAGTTGTTCAATAAACGAATCTTCCTCATCAGAGTCAAGCCTCAAATACAGTTTTGCTTCTTCCAGACTGATTACCACACGCTCACCTCCCAAAGACGGGCCTCCCAGTTATCCGGAAGGCCCATTAAATCTTAAGCGGTTGTCTTTGCCTTAATTTCCATGGTTTTTACTGCTTCAGAAAGAATCAGCTTGCCATCCACACGCTCAGATGCAAGGAAACCAACCTGGCCGGTAGTCGCATAAAGCTCATTTAATCTCTTGAAACTTCTGCCCTGACGGTCAGCGATCCAGTAATAAGAGAAATCACCAAACGCAAATACCTTATTGCCTGCTGCAAGTTCCGGCACGTAAATAGAAGTACGATACGGACGATTTAAAATACGGTCCGGTTCACCCTCTCTTACAGATGGCTGCCAGATATAATTTCCGTTACCATCCTTTAACTTTCTGATTGCCTTTACTGTGGAATCATTAAGCAGCCAAGATGCCTTATTTCTGTAAGGAGCACGGAGGCTGTAATATAAATCCATCACATCATCAAAGGTAATGTTTGTGGTTGCCACGGTTACACCAACATCCGCAGATGGGAATAATCCGGTAGGCTTGCCCTTACCATCGCCAATGAAGAATGCTTCTTCTTCCTTAGCACCAATTCTGCGGCCAAATTCCTTAGAAATATAATTCTCGATATTGAACACAGAATCATTTAAGAGCTCATCAGACACCTTAATCATGGTTGCTAACTTATAGGCACCAATGGAAGTCTGACCAAAGCTATCATCGGATTCTGGGAAGGCACCGCCTTCATCAATCCATGCCGCCTCACCCTTAGATGTAACAATAGGAATCTTTCTGTCACCGGAAGAAGTCTTAATGACGGTAGCAAGGGAACGGAAGAATACTTCGTCACCAAGTGCCTCCACTAACTTCTTTTCATATTCGTCCGGTACAAGATAGCCGCCCTCGGAATCTGTACCAATAGAAAGAGCATTCATCACTTCATAAGAATTGCGGTTTCTCATGGAGTTCCAGAATGCTCTTGTGTATTCTTCGGATGCTCTTCCCTTTTTACCTTCCTCAAACATTCCTGTAGTAGGCTGGTTTGTAATCGGTGCGCTCATTGCCTTTGCCATTTCTGCATCAAGAGCTGCCTGACGCTCTAAGCGGTCAATCTGGGCACCAAGGTCCATAACTTCCTTTTCCATCTTGTCATAGGTTGCGGCATCTTCTGCATTTACAAACATGCCGTTTTCAGCTTTTGCATCAAGGAAACTCTTTGCAGCTTCCCACGCTTTTGCACGCTTTTCGCGTAATTCTAAAGTCTTACTCATAAAAATAATCCTCCTTTAATGTGCTATGAGGTTGAGTCTTTCTCTCAACCGTTCTATGGAAACTCCATCCTTGGGAGCTTCTGCTGTTACTTTGGAAATGAAAGAATCTTCCACACTCTTGCGGGAGTACATCATTGCCGTCTGAGGAATAGAAGCAACCGCTTCGAGCGTAAATCCACCCGGTTCTGCATCCTTACTCTTTTCCTCCTGCTCATCCTTTACTTCCGGTTCTTCCTTTGCAGTGGTCTTACCATCCGAAAATAAAATCTGGTCGCAAAAACCAAGTTCCAATGCTTTTTTTGCATTAATCCATGTTTCCTCATCCATCATGGTAGCGAGCTTCGTTCTTCGCATTCCGGTCTTCCCTTCATACGCATTCAGAATTGCTTCCTTCACTTCATCTAACATAGCAATGGCATGCTTCATATCCGCTGTATTACCAAAAGCAATAGTAGACGGATTATGAATCATCATCATTGCTACCGGACTCATTTCCACGGTATCTCCTGCCATGGCTATCACGGATGCCGCGGAAGCAGCCAGACTGTCAATGCGAACCGTAACCTTACCCTTATAGGCCTTTAGCATGTTATAAATCTGAGCCGCCGCAAATACATCCCCACCCGGAGAGTTAATCCAAACGGTAATGTTGCCATTCCCGGCATTCAGTTCATCGCTAAATAACTTTGGAGTAACTTCATCCCCGTACCAGGTTTCATCCGAAATTTCCCCATTTAAGAAGAGCGTTCTTTCTTCAAGAGCGCCCTCATTTTTAACCCAGTTCCAAAACTTATGCTTCATTACTTAGGTTTCCCCTTTCTATTCTTCTTTTCTTTACCATCCTCCGGTGGACTCTCCTCTGTTCCTACTTCTTCCGGTTGTTCCGTTACCTTACCAGAAAAAGCACCTGCATCCTTTAACTTAGTCATGGAACCATTAACCAGATACAGATTGCCGCCTTCCTCTTCAGGAATAGGATTCAGGTTTTCCATTTCTCTGATATCATTTGTAGAAAACCAACCGTTCTGTCTTCCGGTAGCATAACCACTCATTCTTGAGGCATAATCCCCTCGGAGCAAACCATCCACATTGAATTTGATAATGACCTTTCCTTTTTCACTAGAAAGTAACAATGCTTTCTGTAAGGACTGCTCCCAACGGATTACCCATGGGTCCAGTGTGTATTTCACAAACTCGAGTGACTGCTGCTCAATGTTATTGAAAGAGCTCTTCTCCAAATCTCCCACCATATGAGGTGGAATTCGATAAAGACGAGCTATCTCATTTAGCTGAAATTTACGTGTTTCCAAAAACTGTGCTTCTTCCGGAGGAATACCAATCTGCGTATAGTGCATTCCTTCCTCCAAAACTGCCACTTTCCCGGCATTATTGCTGCCTCTATACACGGAATTCCAAGATTCTCTCACCTTTGCAGGGTCCTTTAATACGCCCGGATGCTCCAAAACACCTCCCGGATTCGCCCCATTTGCAAAGAAACTGGCACCATATTCCTCACAGGCAAGGGTCATACCTACGGCATTTTTTGCCATAGCAATCGGACTATAACCAATTAGACCGTCAAAGCCCAACCCTGGAATATGCAACACATCCTCTTTTTTGAGAGTAATCTGTCCATGTTCCTTAAAGTTCGGATTCTCATCATTGTTTCTGGAATACACATAGTAGATTTCTCCCTTTTCATCACGTTCCACCGATATCTTGTTAGGTAACAACGGATACATTCCTATTACCCGCCCGGCACCATTTCGGATTATCTGTGCATAAGCATTTCCCCAAATTAAAAGATGACTCATCAGCGTTTCTCGAAACACAAATGAAGTCATCTCCGAATTTGGCTCGTCATGGAGCACATGATATAAAGGATGGTCTAGTAAGAGTTCCTTTCCACCGCCTTCTTTGTACTGATATACATGCAAAGGCAAAGAAGCAATGGTTTCTGCTAAAATTCTCACACACGCATACACCGCTGTGGTCTGCATGGCTGTATTTTCATTGACAGGTTTCCCAGCTGTGGACCTGCCAAATAGAAACGAGTATCCGGAGCCCGCCATTGTATTGGATGGACTTCCTTGACTTTTCCTAAGGCCAAACAAACTCATAATTCCCATGACCTATACCTCCTTCAATTTGGGAAATAGGGCAGAGATTCATAGAACCTCTGCCCTTCCATCTTAGGCCTTTCTAAGAAGAATATTGCTTGGTCTCAGCCACTTGCCGCCGTAGATTAAGTCTACGAAACCATTACCACTGAAGGTGTAGGTCTTGCCCGCCTTAGTCTGTACCTTAGTAACAGCCACATAATTAGGCTTAGTTGCACCCTTTGTACAGTTACTTGTTAACCATACACGGGAACCTGCTTCCAACTTACAACATCTGCCGCCGTCAGCGTAATATGCATAAGTCGGATACTTAACTACACGTTCTAAGGTATCCACCGCTTCCCAAGAAGAACCATTAGATGCGTAGTCTGCGAAGTCACCATAATCAATATAGTCTTCACACGCACCATAAGTCATTACATGATCTGCGTTAACAAAAGACACAGGGAAACCATCACCTTCGTAGCCAGTTCCCGGAACCCAACCTTCTGCATAACACTCATTCTTCTGGATGGTACCAACCTTAGTAGTACCAGTGTTACCATACACCTCTTCATACACCGGAATATCCTGTCCGGACAGGTTAATTCTCCAGCCATTTGCTGCCATAATCTTTTACCTCCATAAATCTTTTCTTTGTGCTAAACTACGGGTTACATTTTATGCGCATAAAAAATGCACCTCTTTCGAAGTGCTAAAAATAAATAATCCCTCGTTCATCATAAACGCTGGAATTATTACCCTGATTTCTAATGGCCCTATCAAGAGCCATAATCGTTGCTACAATACCATCAATCTTTTCCGGTGACTTTGCTTTCGTCACTTTGATGTTTTCAGCAGCATCCGTTTCAACGACCACATTTCCGGCCATCCAACGAAGTACAGGATGTCCACCATGAATAATGTTTCCTTCCATCAGAAGTTTATAAAACTCCTTGGTCGGCGGGGACATATCCTTATATCCCTGTCCGAATGGCACCATGGTGTATCCTTCTCCCTCAAGGTTCTGGATGACATGAGTGGCATTCCATCTGTCCACGGCTATTTCTAAAATGTGATACTTTTTACCAAGTTCCTCTATCTTTTTTTCAATGGCATCGTAGTGAATGACATTTCCCTCCGTTGCCATAATATATCCTTGTCTGGCCCATACATCATACGGGACGTTTCCTCTCCGTACACGGATTGGAATCGTATCCTCCGGTACCCAAAAGAATGGAAGCACAATGTATTTCTCAGCTTCTGTCCTTGGTGGGAATACCAATACAAATGCTGTAATATCACCGGTGCTTGATAAGTCAAGTCCGGCATAACATTCTCTCCCAATCAGTGTATTTTCATCTATCGGTATATTACCAAGATCATATATCTGTTCCGGGATAAACCGTGTCAGCGACGACACCCACATGTTCAATCGAAGCTGCTTGAATACGTTTTCTTCTGCAGGATTCTGCAAGGCTTCCTGGTACGCATCTCTTACACGATCAATCTGAATCGTCTGTCCAAGGGATGGATTTGCTTTATACCAGTTTGCTTCATCATGCCAATCTTCTTCATCAGTAAGTCCATAAACCACTGGATAAAACGTAGGGTCTACTTTTCTGCCTGCCAGAATATCGAGGCTTTTTGTATGCAATTCATAGCATATACTTTCCTTATCTGTCCCTGCTGTTGTTATTAAGAAAAATAGCGGCTGCTCACGAGCATCGCCGGAACCTTTCGTCAAAACATCGTAAAGCTGACGATTCGGCTGGGCATGCACTTCATCCAGTACCAGACCGGACACATTAAGAC